CGCAGAAGCCCGCTGACCATGAGCTGGCGCTTCATCTCCTCGATCATCCGGCGCCAGAGCTGGCGCACGCCCGCCGACCCCTGGCGCATGGCATCCACGAGCGATTCGGCGAACGATCGCCATGCCAGCTCGCTCTCATGCGCCGCTGCGACCGACTGCTCGCGCAGAAGCAATGACTCTGCATGCGCGTTCTGCTTGGCGTGTTTCAGCGCCAGCGCGGCCAGCGCCTCGGCCTTGAGCGCTTCGACCTCCTCCCACGTGAGGTCGGTGCCCTCGCGGGTCAGCAGGTTGTCGATTTGCCGTGCAATCGTGCGGCGCTCGATCTCCTGGCGCGACAGACCGATCTGCTCGGTCTCCTCGACGATGGCGTCGATCAGATCGTTGACGCTGTCGACGGCCTGCTGTGCCTGCTCGATCTCCTTCTCGCGCGCCTCGCGCAGGCGCCGGGATTCCGCCTCCCACTCCCTGGACTGACGGGTGTCGGCCTTCCTCGCGGAGGTGAGTGCATCCAGCGCCCGGGCTTCGCTGAGCAGCGGCTCGTAGGCCGCCTGGACCGCGGCCACGTAGGCCTCGCGCGCGGCCGCATCCTGAATGGTGGCGGCTGCGGCCAGCTTCTGAGCCTTCTCGTACTCCACGACGGCTGCGCGCCCCTGGCCAAAGGTCGCGACCTGCTGGCGCAGCGCGGCCACCTGCTCGCCCACGCTCTTGTTGAGCGCATCGATCGCCGCGGTGGCCGTCCGGTTGTTGACCGCGCCGGAGCGGGCGAACTCGTCCTGCGCCTTCGCTGCCGCGCTGGCGGCGCGCTCATAGTCGGCCATGTCCCTGGCGATCTGCCAGATCGACCGGGAGGCTTGCTGGAACCTGCCCTGGGCGGCGCCGAGCCGACTGACAAAACGTTCCCAGGCGGACTCCGTGGGCCGCAGGCCCGCCTCGAACTCGCGCAGCGGCGCGGCCAGCCTGCGACCCAGGCCCGTGATGTCGAGCTTCTCGACGGCGGTAGCGTACCAGCCGATCATCTCGGCCAGTGCCTGCCGGATCAGGTTGATCTGCCCCACGATGGCGGCGCGAATGCCCTCCCATACCGCGATCGCGGCCAGCTTCGCCCTCTGCCACTGCTGGTCGAGGAAGGCGATCAGGTACCCCGCCGCGACACGCACGATCTCGAACTCGTTGCGGGCCCATGTGCCGATCTGCCAGCCCACCAGGGCGGCCATTGCCATGTTGACGGCGTTGCCGAAGCTCAGCATGGTGCCGCGCGCGGCCCGGGTGGCCGCGTCCGCCGCCTGGGTCGCTGCGGTCGCGCGGGTCTGGGCCAGCGCCAAGGCTTGCTCGGCGGCCGAGAGCTCGACCGAAGCTAGGGCCGCTGCCTTGCCGGCGGCAGCCTGCGCCAGCTTCGCCTGCGCGTTGGCGCGTGCCGCCTCGGCGCCGGCCAGTGCCGCCCGCGCCTCGGCGGCGTGGGCGGCAGTTTGCTCGACCAGGGCCGCGGCCGAAGCCCGCGCAGCGGCCTGCTGCGCCAGCAGGCTGGCGATCCATCCCTGGCCCTGCTTGATCAGATGCCCGGTGGCCACGGTCACGCCAACCAGCGCGGCCGTCATCACCGTCTCGATATTGCGACTGAGTGCATCGATCGCGCGCACCAGGATATCGGTGGCGCCGGCGGCTTCGTTGGTGCTGGCGGCCCACAGGCCGAACGCATCGCGTGCCCGGATCATCGCGTCCTCGACCGTCGTCGGCATGGACTCGGTTTCGGCGCGCAGGATCTCGAGCTGCGAGCTGACGGCTGCGACCTGCTCGATCGTCAGCTCGCCGGCATCGGCCATCTGCCGCAGCTCCTGACGGGTCTTGCCGAGCGCCGCCGCGAGCGCGTCGGCGAAGCGCGGCGCGGCGGCGATCACCGTGTTGAACTCCTGCCCGCGCAGGGTGCCGAGCTGCATGGCCTTGCCGAACTGGTTGATGGCCGAACTGCTGGTCTGCGCGTTGGCGCCCGAGACCACGAGGGCGAGCGACATCGCTTCGGTCAGGTCGAGCGTCTGCTGAGTCGTGAGGCCCAGCTCCCGCATCGGGCCGGCCGATTGCAGGAACACCTCGCTCACGTCGGCGATGCTCTTGTAGCTGTTGCGCGCGACTTCCTTGATGCGCTCGAGCACCGCCTCGTATTCGCGCGTGTCGGCGGTGGCGAGTTTCAGGCGCGACTGCATCTGGCCGACGCTGTCCGCGGCGGCGATGAAGCTGCTGGTGAATCCCTTCAGCGCAGCCAGGCCGCCCAGGGTGCCCACCAAACTGGCGACGACCGACTGCGTCTGCAGGGTCTCGGCCTTGAAGGAACCCATCGCCTTGATCGAGGCTTCCATGCCGCGCTGGGTCTGGGTCCCGGCGTCCCTCGCCGCTTCGCCGATGCCCGCGACGGCCGCGCTGCTCTGCCGGGCCGCCTGGACGATCTGCACGGCGCCGTCAGCGGTGAATCGCAGGCTGACAGTGAAATCGCTCATGCTACAATCGCCTCATGATCGTCGCCATGCTCATCTGGACTGCCGTTGCCGGTGCCGTGATCTTCCCTCTGGTGCTGGGCGCGGTGATCCTGCGTGGCAGCGATAACTGGACGGCCCCCCTGCGCTGGCGATAACCGCTCAACGCCGGACCTCGTTCAACACCTCGGCCGCCGCCGCGGCCATGATCCGCACCTGCCGGAAGACCTCGGCCCGGCGCCGGCGCTCGATGCCCACCAGCCGGGCAGCGGCCTCGATTTCCACCGCGTCGATGCCCAGGTAAACCCAGCGTGTGCCATGTCCGTGCTGCACCGGCAGCAGACGCCACTGGCAGCTGCGGTATACGTTGAAGGCCGGCAGGTGGCCCTCGTAGAGGTGCAGCACGGGCGGGCCGGAGTCGACCGCGCCCAACTGCTCGCGCACCGCGGCCGGGACACCGAGGCGCTCGAGGTCGCTCGCCAGGGTGTCCCCGCCTTGGGGTCGGCGCGCCAGCGTGGCAAGGGCGGCGGCTAGGCGCGCGAGGCTTTTCCCTCGATGTTCTTGGTCAGCACCTGGTCGCGGAAGGCGGCGAGCAGAGCGTTGTGGGTGTAGATGTTCCCCAGCGCCACCTCGCGCGGCGACAGCGCATTGCCTGCGGCGTCTTCCTGCTTCAGCTTGAGGGTGCCGAAATCCACGCTCTTGAGCGCGCTGCGCATGGCGTCCTTCACGGTGACCCCGGACTCCTCCAGGTCGGTCTGGCTCAACGGCTCGAAGCGCGCGTAGAAGGTGATGTTGCGCCAGCCGTTGCGGGCGCCGGTGGGCACGGCGGCCTTCACTTCGACCTCGACTTCCGGGGTGACATCCAGGATGAACTCGCTCACGGTGATCTCCGGTAGGTGGGCGGACGGCTGCGCTTACGGCGCGCCAGCGAAGGTCAGTGCCAGGCAGTCGGTCGGGGTGCTGCCGATCAGCTTGAAGGGGATGTCCCAGGCCGCCAGGCCGTCCTGATCGGCCGGACGCGGCACGCCGAGCTGGACGTTCTTGAGGTCCAGACGCACCACCTCGCCGCCGCCCACGATCTCGGCGAAGACTTCCTCCAGGACGGTGTGAGCGAGGGCGAGGTTCTCGGGGTGGAAGGCGCTGCGCTGCGCCTTGAACACGCGCAGCGTGCCGGTCGGGCGGTAGAACTCGCGCAGGAACACGAAGCGCGTCTCGCTGCCCTCGTAGATCTCGATCTGGGCGTTGGTGTCCAGCGTCAGGCTGATCGCGTTCAGCGCCGTACCGTCCAGGTCGACCTCGAAGGTCTCGGTCTCGATGGCCACTGGCGCCTGGAAGGCGCTGTAGTCGGCGGAAGGCAGGGCCGCGTCGATCACCGGCGTGGCGCCGGTCAGGGCCATGATCTCGAACTGCGCCTTGGCGAAGTTGCGGATCGACAGCTCGATCTGCGTGATGGCGCCGCGCGCGTCGTGACCGGCCACCAGACTGCCCGCGTGGTAGCCGGCCACGGTGGCGATCGGGAAGTTGCTGCCGAGCAGCGAATAGACGGCGTCCACGCCCGGATCCAGCGTCTGCAGGAAGCCGCAAGTGCGCAGCAATGGCCCGATGGGCGCAGCCGTGCCGGGTGTCGCATGGCCGCGCAGCTCGACGCCGCCGGTGTAGCGGGCGCGCCGCTTCACGTTGACGTGCGGCCGGGCGCCGTGGCCAGGCTTGTCGATCTCGCGCTCCAGCTCGTCGGTCTCGAACAGGTACTCGCCATTGAGGACCAGCATGCCGTGGTTCGACGGGTTGAGGGTTTCGGGCGTGCCCGGCGTGGTCTGGATCGCCAGCAGCAGGGCGCGCAGATCGGTCTTCTGAAGGTCCATTGCCATGTCGGCGGCTCCTTACTGGTCGGACTTGGTGGACGGCGCGGCGGCCGGTGGGGGGGCGGCCCTGGCGGCTGGCCGCGGGATCTGCGCGCGCTCGGGCGCGAAGCTGCCACCCTTCTGGCGGACGTAGGCCCCAGCGCCCGGGCCGCCGTCCGTGGGCAGGTTCTTGAGGCGTTCGCGGTGGTTCTTGAGCTGGCTCATATGCGGCTCCAGTAGGAGAAGCTGTAGGTCTCTTGCCACCAGACGGTGGCCTGGTCGTAGCTGACGAGCGCGCCCGATTGCAGGTCCACACTGGTCGCCGCGCGCTGGGTCTCGTCCGGGTCGAAGCTCGTCGTGCGCCAGCCCATCAGTGCCTGGCGGACGGCACGCATGAGCGATACCAGGTCGGGTGACTGCGCCGTGCCGCGCTCGCTGCGGCGGAAGTTGCGCACCGCCAGCACCACCGCGAAGGTGACGCGGATGCGCTGGATCGCCAGCGCGCTGCCGCCGGTCTTGGGCTCGGCGCGCTCCTGGGCGAGCAGCACGAACGCTGCTGGCGGCGAAACCGTGCCCGCGACCGCGGCCGCGAACTCTGCGGCGCCCTCGACCGCGCGCAGCGCAGGCACCTCGGCGCGCAACCGCGCGATCACTTCGCCGATGTCGAAGGGACCGACGCTCATGCTCCGAAGTCCGCGAGGCCGGCGCGGTCGAACTGGCGGGGACCGCTGGAGATTTTCACCTGGCCGCCGGCCGGCTGCGGATCGCCGATGCCGAGCGACATCGCGCCATCGCGCACCTGTTCGAGGAGCTTGATGGCGTCCTTGTAGCGCCGATACACGGCACTTTTCTCATCGTGCTGCAGGTCCTTGTGCAGGCGGTAGCGGACGATGTCCTTGGCACAGGCGCGCAGGATGGAAGGCACGGGGTCGAGCGGCAGCGCGTACCGCTGACCCAAGTAGCCGTCCATGATCTGCGTGGTGTTTGCGATCTCGGTCTGAATGCGATCCAGCGCCTCGTCGGCGTCGGCCTGCTGCTCGGCGTCGTACTGCGATCGGTCGCCGCCAGTGATGGTCAGCGCCATCAGCTCGGCAGGAATGATCGGCCGCGACTCCGGGGTGGCGACCTCGGCGAGCTCGCGGGCGCCGGGCCACTGCAGCAGGTCGGTGGGCTCGACGTAGGTCATGGATCACCTGGCAGCCTTGCCTTTCGCGGCGTTGCGCCCTGCACCGGAGGGTTCGGTCGCCCCGGCCTGGGGGGGCGGCGCCGCGGGCGCGGCCAGGAACCCCTGCCGCACCAGGAGCGCGCCTGCGTCGGCGTCGAGGTCGATGTCGCCGGCGCGCACGATGCCGCGCCCGGGGATCTTGATCGGTGCGATGATGCGGTACTTGGGCATGGGTACTCCGGGGGAGCGTCGGATGAGGTCCGGCGGGGCGCCTCGGCGCCCCGCCCCGTGCAGGCCCGACTGGATCAGCTCGCCGGCGCGCCGGCGTTCTGGATCAGGTAGCCGGCCGTGATGCCGGTCAGCACCGGCGTCATGTCGTAGGACACCGGGTAGATCCAGCTCTTGGCGTTGTTGTCGTAGTACGGCTCCTCGACGGCGGGCATGCCCTCGATCGCGTAGGTGTAGCCGTAGCTCGGTTCCTCCTGGTTCACCGACGTGCTGACGTTGGTGTATGCGACCACCACGTCGGTGCCCCACACGTCGCCGAAGTCGTCGGCGGCGTCGGCCACGACGGCCTTCCCGACCACCACGTTCTCGATGTCCCACAGCGCCTTCAGCACTTCGGTCGTGAGCGAGTCACGGCCGGTGTACTTCATCCGCTCGATGATCTTCGTGTTGCTTCGCAGGGCGGCGAAGGCCTTGCCCGAGATCATCACGGTGTTGGGCTCGATGCCGATGCTGGCACGGATGGCTTCCTTGGCGGTCTCGATGTCGGCCGTGGGGTCGGAGGTTTCGCCGGTCCAGCGCTCGGAACCGCTCAAGGCCACCTTGTGCTCGTTGTCGTACAGGCTGGCATTGCGGGCCAGGGAGGCGCACAGGTGCTCGTGCTCCAGCAGGAGCGAGCGCAGCGGGACGTTCACCGCGCGCGCAGCGGCATCCACGCCCGGGACGTTGGCATCGCGTTGCAGCTCGCGCGGCAGCACGCCCTCCAGCGACCGCGGCTGGATCGCGAACGGCTTGCCGGCATAGCCGAACTGGATGCGTTTGGTGTGCGTCCCGGGCGCGCGAGCCGAGTTGTAGAGCCGAAACGCCTCCTTGCCGAACTCGATCGCCTGGCCGCCGTAGGCCGCGACGTAGGCGATGGGGAACAGCGTGGCGGCGACGAGCTGCGGCTGGCGGAAGCCTCTCGCGTGCGCGCTGAGGATGGGGTCGATCACGCGCTGCTGAGCGGGGGTCGGCTGGGGCATGACTCAGGTCTCCGGTGTGAAGTGGGGGCGGCGGATCAGGCGGCCGGCGTGCCGGAGGGCAGCAGCAGCACCTCGAAGCGGGAGTCGTCGCCGGCAGCGGCTTCGAGCGCAATGGCAACGCCCACGCCGTTGGTGCGGGTGATGAGCTTGCCCTCGGTGCCCACCTGCAGCTCGGCGCCGAGGGCGACCGGGGCGCCGGCGGTGGCGATGGCGGAGCCGATCACATCCACCGGGAACTGCTCGCCGGTGGCTGCGCCGGCGCGGGCGATGCCGAACATCCGGCCCGCTGCAGCGGCGTGCTGGCCGTTGGCGCCCACGGCGCGTTCGGCCAGGACGGTGGCGCCGGCGGTCACCGGCAGCGTGAACAGTGAGCGGTACTGCATGACGGGATCCTCGTGGCGGGAAGGGGTCAGCCGCCGACGGCGCGGACGGCGGCGAGGTAGTCGGTGCCCGGGTGCCGCTGCTGCCAGGCCAGCGCCTGGCGGTGCAGTGTCAGCCGGTCGGGCGACACGATGGCGCCAGCCGGCGCGGCGAACTCCATCGCGGCGGCCGTCTGTTCGGTCCCGCCCGACTTCTCGCCGTACTGGATCTGCGGCGGCAACTCGGCCAGGAACTCGCGCAGCGCGGCGGAGGGCGCGCGCTGCACCTGCTCCGCCCCTTGGGCGAACTCGATGGGCTGACTGTCGTCGAGCGAAGTCATCAGCTCAACCAGGGGCGACACGTGCCGCGGCAGAATGCGGCCTGAATCGGCCAAGCCCTGCACGAAATCGGCGATGTCCTCGCGCCGCTGCGCGGCCTCCTGCTCGGCGAGACGCGCCTCGCGCGCCTGGATGTCGCGCTCGCGCTCGGTCAGGGCCTGCTCGCGCTGGGCGAGGTCCACGGTCTGGGTGTTCTCGTCTGGCATCACGGGGACTCCGGTGGCAGTGGGTGCCGGCGCGGCCGGCTGGGAGAATGCGGGGACCTGCTCTGCCGGGAGCTCGTCGCGCAGGGCTTCGCGGTCGAACTCGTCGGACAGCCAGGCGGGAATGACCTGCTCCGCCTCCTCGATGCCATGCTTGCCGATCAGCCACTCGCGCAGCCTCCGGAAGGTGCTGGCAATCGTGCGTAGCGCCCAGGGCGAGGAGAGTTCGACAGTGAGGACGCCGTCGGCCTCGCCGGCGAGCTGGATGTCCTTCAGTCCCGGGATGGCCGGCGCGGCCGCGCCGAGGTAGCCGACGTGGCGCAAGTACCATTTCCCGGGCCTCGGATTGCCTGGGTGATTCGGCGGCCAGAGACTCGCGCTGCGCTTCTTGAAACGCCCCTCGGTGAGCAGGGCAGCAAACTCAGGCACCACCTGGCGGCCCTCGGTCACGACCAGCCGTCCGTCCTGCAGCCGCAGGCCGCCGACCCAGCCGTAGGCGGGATCGTTGGTCTTCGGGTGGCCGATCACGAAGGGCGCCTCGGCGATCGCCGGATCGTAGCTCTCGGCGAGTTCGCGGAGCTGCGCCTCGGTCAGCTCGACGACCTGACCGTCAGAAGCGAGGAATCGCCCGGGGCGGGCGATCTCGATGTCGCGGAGGGCGGCAGATGCGGACATGCCGGCATGGTGGCGATGCCCGTGCCGCGGATGGGAGTCAGGCGGCTGACTTGCGCTGCTAGCTGTCGGGCCCGGGCAGATCCAGGTTCAGCTGGACCTTGGGCGAGCTGGAGCGATGCTCGAGGACCGCGATGATCTCGTAGTCGGATCGCAGGCCATCGGGCCCGAGCTGCTGGCGCCGACGCACGCGCGCCTTGATCACATCGTCCTTGGCGAAAGCCTCCTGATTACGACCTACTCTGTCGAGGAAGGCTGCGTCGCGCACTGCGGCATGAAAGGTCGTCGCGCCGTCCGTGAAACGCCATTTATTGTCCTCGCGGAACGCCACGCTGACCAGCTGCAGGTTCGCGACGAACTCCTCTGCCGGCAGCTCTTCGATCTCTGGGGACGGCGCGACGAACAATCGCGATTCCGCCTTGTCGATGCTCAGCCAGACTTCCTGGCGCGCGTGGTCCACCAGGGCTACGGAATCGACACCTTCGCGCTCGAGGGGCCGCGCGATCAGGGCCTCGAGCGCCTTGCGCAGTTTCCAGTCCTGGTACAGCTCGATCACGGCCCGCTCGACAACGACAACCTCTGCGTCGATGTGGATCCTGACCTTGTCGCCATCCACCGGCTCGATCCTGCGCGGGGATCGATGGCGCAGTGTCCGGATCAGGGTGATGACGCTGTAGCCGCCTCCCAAGAGACCGAGCAGTCCGGCCAGATTCAGCAGCCCGGTGACGCGCGAGTGATTGGCCAGGTTGAGCAGCTGGTCGACCAGGCCCTGCACCAGCTCGAGATCGATGCCGAACGAGCCTTCCTTGAAGCTCGCCCGCACGTTGACGGCCACCCGCGCACGGTCGCCGTTGACCAGGGCATTCGCCCGCTCCATCAGATCGCCCATTGCCACGAGCGCCGGCGCGAGGTCACGCACCTCCATCCGGTGCTCCGCCAGGGCCGGGCCGTCGTAGACGAGGTGGAACCGCACGTGCTCGCTCACCCCTCGATCCTCATCTCATTGGGCCGCCGCGGTCAGGATAGCGCGCCCGTACCAGGCGGCGAAACCGGCCAGCCGACGCTCAGCGACGCTCCGATGACCTTCAGACCCTATTGCAATCGATTGCAAACCCATTGCAAAACGACGATCGGCCCTCGGGTAGTCCTGGGGTACCGGCCCGGGCCGAAACGCGCCCAGAACGCCGCACAGGCGGTCGGCGGGATCAGGCGCCCCCGACGGCCTCCGCGAGATACTGCTCCGCCAGCGCCAGGATGGCCCGCGCATCCTCCTCGCCGACGCCCAGGAAGGGCCGCGCTGGCAGGCCGGGGTGGTGCACCCGCGCCACCGGGTGCCGCCCGCCCGGCCAGGCCAGCGCCTTCCGGTCGCGCGGCAGGATGGTGTAGGGCCGGGTGCCCTCCTGGTGGAAGCGCGCCTGGCGGCTGCTGGCCGTGATCTCGGCGAAGTGCGACCCGTGCGAGGGAAAGATCTGGTCGCGCAGGGTGCCGGTGGCGGTGAGCGGGGTGCGGCCGCTGCCGTCGCGCAGCGCCGGCCAGGGCACGCCGTCGGGGCCGACGCCGGACTGGAAGCGGCGCTGGGTGCTCTCGACCAGGTGTTCGGCGATGTCGGCCATCAGCGGCGACAGGTCGCGGGCGCGTGCGCTCAGGGCGGCGAAGGCGCGTGTGACCGCAGCGCCGTCGAAGTGAATGGTCAGGGGCTGGGGCATGCTGTTATCCTCTGGTCGGCTCGGTCCGGTGGGACCCTGTCGGTAGGGGGAGAGCGGCGACGCTTGTTAATGCGGGTTCGACTCCCGCCGCCGGACCGGCCGACCTCATCGCAGACGCACATGGTCTGCGATCTCCTCGGGGCGCCGCACCTCGACCGTCACGACCCAGTTGCTCTGCACCTTGGCACCCGGCACGGGTCGCACGGGGACGCTGCCGATGCGCACGTATGCCAGCACCAGGCGACCGTCGGGGAGCGGGCGTCCGAATACGAGCCGATCGGGGGAGACCTGCCGCCACACCATCGTGTCCGCCGCCATCAGCCACTGCGGCAGCTCCCGCAGCGCTGCCCCGACCGCGGCGCGGTCGGCGCCGGCATGCCCGCGCAGCGCGTGCGCCATCTGTCGGTCGGTCATGGCGATCAGCGCCGAGGCGGGCCGGAGACCGGCCGCCGTCGAGTTGCGGCGACGGATCGTCGCAGCCGCGGCAGTCAGCACGTCATCCCTCAGGAACGCGACCGGAGAGACCCTCAGACCCGTATGTCCGGTCGCGATCACGCGATCGACCACGGTGGGCCAGTCCTGGCTGAAGGGCACGGGGCGGCGCGCCGCATCATCGAGCGCGATCTGCCGCCACGCCGGTGGCAGCGCCATCACCTTGCGCCCGAACGCCTCCGCGGCCCCCATCGAGCGCGCGGCCTTGCCCGGGTGATAGGCCCACTCGGGCGGCACCGCGCCGGCGCGCGGGTCGGGTGCGGTGTCGGGACCTGCCTTGCCGAGCGCGCGCAGGCGCGCCTCGCTCACGCCGGTCACGGTGCAGGCGCAGCCCCAACCGTTCGGCGGGTAGTGGGTGTCCCACCAGGGATCGTCGGTCGCCAGCACCATCCCGTCCCACGCCTGATGCTCTTCGCGCGGGTTGGCGACGGTGTTGTGCTGGTAGCGCAGATACGGGAATCTGGAGAGCTGCTCCCAGCGCCCGGCCATGTAGCTGGTGCGCAGGTTGGTCCGGTAGATCACGCGTTGCCGCCAGGCCCGGCGGGCGTCGCTCTCGTCACCGGCGCCGCCGATCCAGCCGTGGCGCGCCACGATGTCGTCGAAGCGCGCCCGGAAGTCGCCGAAGGTCTCGCCCTGGTCGATGGCCGCCTGGATGGCCTCGCGCAGATCGTCGAGCACATCGAGGCGCGCCACGCCCGCGGCCATGAAGCCGTGCGCGTGCTCCCCGCGCATCAGATCGTCCCAGCGCGCCGACGGGAAACTTGCCTTGCGGCGGAAGTAGGCCTGCTGTTCGGCGAAGGGCCGGTAGGCCAGCCGGAAGTCAGGCACGGCTCTCGTCCCGGGCGTCGGCCTCGCCGGCGAGCGCGGCGGTGGCGAAGCCCTCGGCCAGGGTGTCCGCGAGGGTGTCCAGCGGCAGCTCGGCCAGCAGCACCGCGAGGCGGCCCAGCAGCTCGTCGTAGCCGCCGGCCTGCGCGACCTCGGCGCGGATGCGCGCCACCCAGTCCTCGATGTGGCCACCGGCGCGCGCCACCATCTGGTCGGCCAGGGTGGTCACGTAGTCCGCCTCCCCGCTTGCCTGCGCGAACTCGGCGGTGCCGGTCCAGGCGGGCACACCGGCCGGTGCCGGCTCCCAGCCGTCGCCGTAGGTCTGCCGGATGTAGGCCAGCGTCGGCCGGAAGCCCAGGTCGCGCACGCGCGCGTCACGCTCGGCCCGGGCGCCCAGATCCTCGGGCTCCTCCATGACGCGCCAGACGCGCGGCGGGACCGCCCCGGGGAAGTTCCACTCGGTCAGCCAGCGCGCCGGGCCGGTGTTCCACGCCTCGCAGATCAGGTCGGCGTCGGCCTTGACCAGGTCGGCGCGCACCTGCAGGTGCACCTTGGCCTGGCTCAGGCTGCTGCCGTCCTGGGTGGTCATGGTCTGACCCAGGACGACCTTGGCGATGGCCTCGTCCATCGCGTCGTGAAAGCCCTGGTAGCTCGCCGTGCCGGCGCGGGAGGCCTCCAGCAGGTCGATCATCATGTCCTTGGGGATGACGATGCCGGCGTCATGCTGGATGGCTTCCGTGGCCTCGAGCAGCCTGCGCCTGTCCTCCTCGCTCGCGCCGGCGTCGTACCGGCCGATGGCGGTCGGGCTGCCGAACTTCTCCAGGAACATCAGCCAGAACTTGATGCCGTTGCGCTTGAAGAGCACCGGCCAGTAGAGCCAGTGCGCGAGGCCGATGCCGTAGGGCTCGTCATCGTGGTCGGCGCCGGTGCCGTAGTGCCAGAAGTACGGCGCCGGCGCCGGAATGCCCTCCACCATGCGGTCGGGCGTCAGCAGGCGGAGCTGACCCGCGTCGTCGTAGCGGAAGCGGCGGCGGTTGCGCACCGCCACCCGCTCGATGACCACCTGGGCGCCGTCGCGCCGGTAGATCAGCTCGGCCACGGCGTAGCCGTAGAACACGCCATAGAGCATCAGGGCGGTCACGCGGTCCCAGCCGATGGAGTTCAGCTGCTCGCGCATGAAGTCCGCTGCGGCCTGGTCGCGGGCGCCGGGGCCGCCCGCCTCGACCACCCATTCGCGGCTCACCACGGCGAGCTGGCGCTGCTGCAGGCAGGTCTTCACCTGCCAGTCGGAGAGGATGGCCTCGTAGATCCGGTAGTCGCCGCCGCCGCGGCTGCGCAGGATGCTGTCGGTGGGCTGCAGGACCGGGCCGCTGAACCCGCGCGTGATGTCGAAGCCATCGCGGGTGGTCGCGATCTCGGTGCCGAGCTTGGGCTTGGGGACAGTCATCAGAAACCTCGGAAATCGTTGCCGCCGGCGACGGCGCCGAAGCCGTCATCGACGCGGCGCCGGCCGCGAGGCCCGTCCCACAGCCGCGCCGCGGAGCGTGGCGACGTGCTGGCGAACTCGATCGGGCCGGCCGGGTTCGCGGCTGCGGACAGCGCCAGGAAGCAGGCCCAGGCGCGGTCGGCGTGTCCGGCGGCGTCGCTGTCGGCCACGAACCGTGGCGTGCCGGTCGGGCCCTGGACCTTGCGCAGCTTGTGCAGGTCGGCGCGCACCGCGGGCGAGGGCGGGATGCGGATCAGCCGGTCCTCGAAGCGCTCCTTGGCGAGCGTCGCCAGCGCCAGCTTGTTGGCCGCGGTGAACTGGACGCCTTCCACGCGCGAGCCGTGCGCCCGCTGCAGTTG